CTTGCCCTCCATCCCCTTGTATTTCTTGGGGTTTGAAGACTCGGCGTACCTAGCCAGTTCAATCTCCTCCCTTTGTTCCGGCAGGTAATCCTCTAGATCATCCTCCGTGTTCTCCCTGTCTAGCGTAGGAGGGGGTAGGGGTGGCGTTGGCTGCTGCTTTAACTCATCACGGATGGTCTGCCTGATGTCATCCTTGGATAGCTCCGGCTGCTTAATGTTGAACCGTTTCCTTGGCTTCTCTTCAGCCTTCTCCTCAGGTTCGGGTTCGGTTTCTGGTTCGGTTTCTGGTTCGGGAGCCTCCTCCTTGCCTTCTTCCTTACTTTCCTCTTCCTCTGTTTCAGCCGGGGGTGGGGCAATGTCTGCTCCAAGGTCGGTGTAGAGAACATCCAAGAACTCATCCCTTTGAGGTTCCTGCTGCTCTTCCTGTGACTCTGGGGTTTCTGCTACCTGTACCTGCTCCTCTTCTAATACTGCTGTCTCTGCCATAAATCTACATCATGGGCTGGGGCTGCTGCTGCATCTCTGCTGCCATCTGTTCCGCCGCTGCCTGTTCTTCAGCCGCTTGTCGCTCCAGCATGGTTCTGCTTTGAGGGTCTTGCTCTCCCCCGCCGCCGAGAGCTTCCTTGATTGATTGAATTTCCGTAGCGTTCTGCTCGATCACATTAGCCATAGACTGCATCACCTGCTCGGTTTCCTGATTAGGCCCAGCCAGTTTGTTGTCCTCCCCTGCCGGAACCTCCAGCTTAAGGTCAGTCCCCGACTTACGGGCGATCTCGTTGACCAGTTCAAAGTATTTATCCTTACCCATTGCCTCAAGAATCAGCGGCGATTGGCTCACGATCTGGAATACTTGAATTAAAGACTGAGCGTGTTGCATATTGGATGCCCGTTCCGATCCGTCCCGGCTGGTGAAGATGTAGTCGTGCTGCAAGTTGTTCTTGCTACCTATCACCGTGTACCTTTTCGCCCCGTCCTCACCCACTCCGTCAGAGTCCTCGGGGTCTATCTCAAACCCTGCCTGTTCGATAACTGCTTGGGTGTACCTCTCCTTGACCGGAAGCTTAATCGTATTGCTGCCAAGACTGATGATGGACTCATAGATCACCCGCTTCATGGCTGCCCTTCCCTCGTCAACGGCCTCGCTGATAAAGGTGTAAACGGATTCGGTGGTGTTGCTGATGGTCAGAACTTCCGTGGCACTTGTTTCCCTAGGTGATGGCTGGCCCTGTTCCTGTGGACTCAACGCCATCAACCTCTCGGATATACCAATCAACTCTGCTATTGATCTAAAGATGCTAGTGATCTGGGAGTTGGGCTGGCTCCGTACGATCTTGAAGACATTGTCAGGGCTGGTGTCTATGCCCAGGTTGGCCAGCTTTTGGAACGAAGCCTCAAGCACATGAGTCGTGGCATAGTAGTTCTCCCCACTCATTGTCTTTCGGAACTCCTCCCTCAACTTCATCCCGTCCTCTGAATCTGGGAATATGTCTGTGTTCAGCACCCCTACACTAAAGAGGTCAGCCTTGGTGGTTTCCAGTAGTTGCGAGAACAGGTTGGTCAACTGATCCTGAAACCCCATCAACTCATGGGCCACGCTGATGTTCCTTAACCTAGTGTCGTTCTCATTGTAGGCGAAGACAGCAGCAGGGCTGGACGGGAGTATCTCCGCAAAGATAATGGTGGAATCCCCCGCTATCCTCATGTGTACCCATACAGGGTGAGGGTAATCCCCTATGCCCCATTGGTTAGGCACTATCTTGCAGAAATAATCCGTGACAAAGACAGAGGTATCACCCATCTCCCCGGAATAGACACCGACATTATTCTTGCGGTCATTCCAGCTAGTCAGGTCATCATTCGTTTGTGGCGGGATGATCTGCGTGTAGTAGTTGTTGAAGTAGGTGGAATACTGAGTGAACAGCCCAACCGTAGATGAGGTAAACCCCACAGAGTCACGGTTGAAATACAATGGGTTGCTCATCACATCCCTGTACCTGACTACATCCCAGAACCCCACATATTCCGACCCCGTATCAGAATTGAGAGAGGTCAGAGGGTAGGCGTTATCCCAAAAGACTCTACTAGGATGAGGATTGATCCAACAAACCCCTTCCTTTGTGACCTTTGTTTTGGCCGTGTTGTCATTTAGTTCTGGATTTGCCTTTTCCCAATGAACTTCCCGTTCCCAAGCCGCTCGCGGAAATGCTACGCTATGACCATACAGGAACATATCCCTGACCACCTGCGTTTGAAAGTGTCTGTAGTCGTACTGATCTGACATGATCTCGACCCGCTGCGACAAGGCATCAGCCCTCAACTTGCCGACCGTGCTTGTGCTTCGGGGGTCGTACTTAAAGAATGGATACAGGTTGTTGTACTTGTTGACCTGCGCTGCCAACCGGCGGGTCACGAAGCTCCGCACAAGGTTGATGTTCACCTCGAAAAACTTGGGCAAGTCTATCTCATCAGGTTGACCGGCGGCCCCTCTCTTCACATACTTGTCCGTGATCTTCAGGTTATCCAGTTCCTTGATACAGGAGGAGACGCTGATCCTCTTCTGTGCATACATAACCAAGGGGATAATCTTACTGTTAAGGGGGCTGCTGTCCCATGCCAAGTCAACAGAACTGTAGAGGTGGTGGTTTTTAAGCGAGAAAGTAATGGCTTCAGTTGTCCTGCTGGCAATCAGTTTCTCAAACGCTTCCCTCTTCTCGATGTCCTTCTCCAACGCCTTGACATCAGCCTTTGGCATCTTGTCCAACACCACATTCGATGGCAGCTTGGAAGACATCACTTCCCTTAACCTCTCGTTCGTAGTCCCGTGTTCTTTTAGAATATCAAAATCAATCATATCTAGCCTCTAGTTCAGCCTGTTCCTGTAAGTAAAATAACAACGCTATGTAAGAAGGAACCTTGTCATTCTTCAGCCATTCCCGCAGTACCGCCGGACGTATGCAACTTCGGGCTGCCAGCTCTTCCATCGTGACATTGAGAAACTTAGCGCACCTCTTGACCCTTCGCCTGTTCCACCCGTTGCTGATCCCGGCCCGGTCATGCAGTTGTTCCAGTAGAAATACACTTGGACTCAATAGGACTCGGCCTTCGCCTTGTTACTTGCCTTACCCTCGCCCAGCATCACAGCCAGTACCGCTTCCTCGCCACCTTCTTCGGGTTCATCCCCGTACTGTTGTTGCACGGAAACCTCCTTAACGGAGAACACAGCTTGATCGTCTGTCTGCTCATCGAGCGAGGCGGTGATAGTCATGGTGCATACCTCGCCGGGAGCCTTGCTCGCCACATAGCCAGCCAGCTCGGAGTCATCGGTCAAATCAAGCACAACCTTGTCATTTAGATTCGCCATGTCGGTGTAATACCCTGTTATAGTGTTACATTCAAGTAATTCCGCAATGTATTAAGTTAGCCCTAATGTCCCTCGCCCTGGGGGCATGAGCCTGTCCGTTCAATTCCAGCTTGAAGATCGGGTAGGTCACGCTGTCAAACTTGTGGATGTACCGGCTGCGCTTTGGTTTGGTTGGGGCTTTCTTATCTGCCTCCAGTTTCATTAGCATATCCATAGTGTTTGGGCATTGTGCGCTGACGTAGAACTCATCTTGGAACAGCTTGCCGGACAACAGCCTGACCCTAGCCTCGACGCTGCCCTGCCCCTTGGGACAGCCAACCATCCTGATCCTTCCCTCGCTGTACCTCTCAAAGTCCCAGCTATCATAGCTTCCTTCCCCACCCGGATGCCATTGGTTGATAGCACTTGAGTCGGTGATGTGTTCGTAGTGGAAGTTGGTGTCCATCTTCTCATTCCAGTAGTCCATGCGCTTAATGATCTGCTGGCATAGCCGCTTGTACAGATGGCGTTCGCCCAGATAATCCACCTCATCGAAGACAGTCCAAATGTTGCCGCGCTTGGTTGGTATCATCTGGAGAAAGGTTACGGCTGAGTACACCTGCCCCAAGTCGTAGCCCACTATGATGGGATGCCCTACCTTTGGCATGAGTCCACTCCCTTTGATCTCGTCCCCCTTCTTGTGCAGTTCTGGCGAGTAGTAGTCTCTGAACAGAGCCTCGCCGCTGGGACGATCCACCCACTCTCCCCCAATCAGTCGCCTCCACTCTACGGGATCAGACTTCAGGATGGACTCAAGGTTATCTACATATCCAGCCGGTAACCGCTTGATGTTTTCCTTAACAGGGACATGGTAGATTTTGTACCGCTTATCCCTCTTGCCCTTGTCATCTAGGATGTCCTCGAAGAATTGCTTATAGACCCAATGCGATGGCCCCTCTGGGTTGCAGCTTGCACAGAACTGTTGAGGTCCACGGATGCCACGCCTTCTCCCTAGCTGGGCTGCCGGGTAGCGGAAGTATTCCACTCCATCACATTGGGTAAGCTCGTCCACATAGACATGGCTAGGTGCTGGCCCCTTGATTCTGGCCTGTACGGCAGCGGCATAAGGGATGGACACAAGCAGCATCTTGCCCCACCCGCCGAACCTGTTCATAACCCAGCGATGCCTGTCCTTGGTGTTGGGGTCTAGCTTTGCTTCGGTGTACTCAAGCCCGATGCCCTCCTCCCATAGCGGAAGGACTAATGTATCCAGATCATGCCAGATACCTTCCGATCCTGTCCGTATGCTGGGGGCTATGATGAGTACCAGCGCATTCTCCTCCTCGTAGAGATGGCGGGTCAGCTTGTGGGCGAAGCCGATGGTTTTCCCTGATCCTTTCTCCCCATACCCAAGGATAAACCCAGCGTTGTCATCGAAGATTTTCTTCTGGGTAGTGTTGAGGTCAGGATACCATTCGGTTTTCGGAGCCTCCGATATAACGGAAGACTGCACCAGAGCATCAACCTCCTCGTCAGTTAGCGGTTTTCTTACTGGCATCCTTTAGCTCTACTTTCGTGGCATCTCCCGCTTGCACGACGATGTTATTTATGGGGGTAAACCCCGGCTTGCCTCGCGGCCTACCCTTCTCACTCTGCTTTGCTTTTATCTGCGCGTCAATGAGTGCGCCCTTCAGAATGTCCCTGTTGATCTCGTTCCTGTACCTGACGGTGTTGAACAGGGCTTCATACAATGTCTTCTCCCTTTCCTCTTCCTGACCAGCAGTTAGTTCCCCTTTGATCTCCTCCATGAGAACACCCAGTTGTGTGAAGTCCTTGAGTATTCCTCCCGCTGTCATTTGACGCATGGCCTGGAGGTGGATACTGCTGAAGGCGGCGGCTGCGATTGCCTCTTCCTTTGCCTTGCCAACAATACCTACTGCCTCCAAACCATGCGATAACGCCCTCTCCTCATCCTTCAGCCTGTCTGCAAACTGGACGGATGGGTTAGGTCTGTGAACTACCTCGTTCTTTGTCGGCGGTTCAACAGGGTTTTTGCTCCACCTTGCGTTAAACTCTTCGTCGTTCCTTATGAATTTGTACAGCCTCGGCTTGGGTATGTTCAGCAGAAGAGAAGCTTGGGTGACATCCCCCTTTGACTGCTCCAATGCTAGATGAATAGCCTTGCGCTCGCCCTTGCTGTAAGCGTTTTTCCTCAAGTAATGTAGTGCTTCTTCGTTGTCCTTGAGCTGGAGTGGGCCAAGTCTTTTGCGATCTGTTCGATGTCCTCTCCGCTCTGCTTGCGCCTACTGGCGTGTGTTACCCTCAAGGAGTGGAAGGTCTTACCCTCTATCCCGAACTGGGTCATCATTCTCTTGAAGGTGACAGGGAACCAACTCCTCACGCCCCTTCCTCCGTCCACTTCCATTAGGTAATCCTTCCTTTGGTCTGGGAACAGGTACTCACTATCCTCGGCCGGAAGGAAAGCTATGGCCTTATGAAGTCTGGCACTCATCTTCAGCTCAACCCGCTTGTCTCTCTTGTCTGTCCATACGGTGATGGTGTCACCGCCAAAGCAATCCCACTCCAGTTGAACGATGTCTCCAATGCGAAGCCCTGTCTCCAATGCGATAAGGATGGCTGCCCTCCAGAATCCCTCGGTGTTGGCCACTATGTACCTGATCTCTTCCGGCGTGAATGCCTCCTTCTTGACCGGCTCCCTCTTACTGTGCGGAACCTTCCTTATGTTCACCTTCACCAAGGAAGCTGGGTTGCTACTT